CCTTTGCACGTGGATCTCAAGCCTTGCGAGTCCGTGGCCTTATATGAGTGTTGAGGAGTCCGGCGATAAAACGCTACAGCTCAACCCAGGCCCTCTTACTATCTTTGGTTTTGACGTAAGCCCGAGCCGCCGCGATGCAAGTTTGGTAATGGGCCAAGTAATGCCGGACGGCCGTATAGGCGTGGCAGTCCTTGAGGTATTTCATAACGACGTGGCTATAGATGACCTCTTTGTAGCTCAGCGCATTAAACACTGGACAAATATTTACTACCCTCGGACCGTTTGTTACGACAAGTACACCACTGCCTCAATAGCTAAACGCCTTGAGATGTCCGGCGTAGCGATGCAGGATATATCCGGGCAGACTGCCTATCAGGCTTGCGGTGATCTATACGATGCCCTTGTAAATAAGCGACTAGTCCATAGTGGCCAAAATGAGCTAGTCGAAAGTATGGCTAATGCTGCGGCTAAAGTATCGGATGCTAGCTGGCGCATTATCCGCCGTAAGTCTGCCGGCCCTGTAGATGCTGCTATAGGTTTGAGTTTTGTAGTTCATATCCTAAATCAGCCCGTAGGTGAGGTTAAAGTTTACAGTTAGACACGGACACGAAAACCTGCAAAATGCTTGACTAATTGGGAAAATCCCTCCTATGGGATTACTAGAAACCTTTGGCATTAAGAGAGCTGAAAAGCCTGCTATCGAGGCGCAGTATGCACCTGCCGTAATGGACACTACTTACGGTTATGGATCATTTAATACTAACTCCGCTTACGGATATAACGGCGTAGGTATAGATCGTAATTTCGCTTTACAAGTTGCTAGCGTTATGCGTTGCCGCAATTTAATCGCCGGTGTTATTTCATCTATTGACTTAGCACTGTATAAAAAATCTACTGGAGAAAAGTTAGGCTCTCCTGTTTGGTTAGAACAACCGGATATTAGGCAACCTCGTAGCGTTACGATAAGTGCAACAGTTGATAGCCTGATATTTTACGGGTGCAGTTATTGGCGCGTAACCTCTTTGTATGCCGATGACGGTCGCCCTAGTGGTTTTGAGTGGGTTGCAAATAATCGTGTTACTTACACTACCGATAAGTTTGGTACTGAGGTGCAAGATTATTACGTAGACGGTATCAAATCTCCTATGGGTGGTATCGGATCTCTTGTTACTTTTCAGTCCTTAATACCCGGTGTATTGCAAACTGCAGGTACAACAATTAAAGCGGCTTACGATATACAACGCGCTGCAGCTGTTAGCGCTGCTACTCCTATGGCTACAACAGTATTAAAAAATAACGGTGCAGATTTACCTGAGTCACAAATACAAGGTTTGTTAGCTGCTTGGAAATCTAGCCGCGCCTCGCGTAGTACGGCTTATTTAACGAGCACTCTCAGCGTGGAAAATGTTGGGTTTAGTCCTAAGGATATGATGTATAACGAGGCATCACAATACTTAGCTACTGAAATCGCTCGAGCTATGAACGTACCCGCATATTATATTTCTGCAGATATGAATAACTCTATGACGTACCAAAATATTATTGACGGTCGTAAAGAGTTTGTAGCTTATTCATTACAGCCTTATATCTCTGCTATTGAGGACAGGCTCAGTATGAACGATATTACAAACTCACAAAATCAGGTGCGTTTTGCGGTAGACGACTCATTTTTACGTGCAGATGCTAGAGAGCGTTTAGACGTAATCGAAAAGATGTTAAACCTAGATTTAATTAACGTCCAACAAGCTCGACAAATGGAACAACTCACACCGCTAGGAGATGCAAGTGCTACTAACGTTTAGTCAGGAAATACAAGCTGCAGATACAGAGCGCCGCGTAATATCGGGACTCGTTGCACCGTATGGCGAGGTAGGTTTTACAAGTGCGGGCCCTGTTATGTTTGAGCGCGGCTCTATTGCAATTCCGGATGTATCTAAAATTAAACTTTTATCGCAGCATCAACAAGATAAGCCGGTAGGTCGAGCTATTTCATTTAGCGAGGGAACAGCTCCGGAGGGCGTTTACGGATCCTTTAAGTTATCGAGCAGTTCCCGGGGACAGGATGCGCTCGTATTAGCTCAGGAAAACCTAGTAAGCGGCTTATCCGTAGGGGTAGATGTAACTGCCTCTAAGCCAATGGGTGACTACCTGTTAGTAACGGCGGCGGTCCTCAAAGAGGTAAGCCTCGTAGAGAGCGCTGCCTTTTCTAGCGCATCCGTAACTGATATTGCAGCAGCTCGAGCAGCTCTCGAGGCAGCTACAAGTACAAAAGAGAAAACAACAACTATTTCTACGACTATCGTAGAGATCGAAACCGAAACAGAAACCGAAAGCGAGGATGCTGTGACTACAGCCCCTGAAAATACACCTGAGGAAACTCCGGTAGATACACCGGTCGAGGCTGAAAAGGTCGAGGCCGCTCGTAAGATTATTCGCCCGTCAGTACTAGACTCACAAAGAGTACGTACACCGATTAACTCAATGGCTGCGTACACAGAGCACAAGATTAAAGCAGCTCTAGGTAATGATGACTCAAAGCTATGGGTAACTGCAGCTGACGACTCATTTTCTACAAACCCTGCATTTAACCCAACTCAATACCTCTCAGAGTTTGTATCCAATACAAACTTTGACACACCAATGATTAACGCTCTTAGCTCTGGAGTTTTGCCACAAAGTGGTATGACTATCAGCGTACCGTCACTTGTTACTAGTGCTGGCGGTCAGTCAGGCTGGAGCTGTACAAAATACAGGTATGGTTACTCAATACCTCTCAGGTACAGTTAAGAAATACTCCGGTATGAATACGCTGAGCGTGGAACTCCTCGAAAGATCAGATCCAAACTTTTATGCGGAATTGACCAACCAATTACAGCGAGCCTATTCTCTTGCTACAGATGCTGCAGTAATCGCAGACGTAGTAGCAGGTGGCGTACAAGGTACTGCAGTAGCAGCTACAAGCGCAGGTATCATTTCTTACGTATCAACAGAGTCAGCTAATATTTATAAAAACACTAGCTACTTTGCACGTAACTATGTTGCAGGTCCCTCACAGTGGTCTCTACTAATGGGTGCAACAGACTCAACAGGTCGCCCAATTTACAACGCTGCGGCTCCTATGAACAGCGGCGGCCTCTCCACTCCTACAAGTATCCGCGGTAACGTGCTCGGCCTCGATCTATACGTAGATCATCAAATGGTTAGCACAACTATCGACGACTCAGCGTTTATTGTTGCGCCTGAGGCGATGACTGTTTATCGCTCACCACAGGCGTATATGTCTGTAAACGTCGTATCTAACTTGCAGGTGCAGGTTGCGATTTACGGCTTTATGGCAACTATCGTCAAAATGCCAAACGGTTTGGTTCGTTACAACCTAACCTGATAAATACCTATAGCAGTCGGTAGGGCTCTTAGCCCTTTGAGCCCTACCGGCCCATAGTTTTAGAGAGGAGTAGACAAATGGCAGCGACATACGTAACCGAGCAAGAGCTTAGAGATAATTTAGGAATTGGCGATTTATATCCGGACTCTGTTATAGAGGAGTGTTGCCAGTCTGCTCAGGATATACTTAATCAGTTTTTATGGTTTGACTCAGCCCCTGTTGTAGGCACCACGTTACAAAATAACGTAGCTACTGTAATGATCGCTAACCCTGCAATATTTAGCACTGGGCAGAGCGTGACCCTCAGCGGATGCGGTGCCACTTTTAACGGGACTTACACAATTACCGGGACTATTCCGTGGAGCACTGGGACTACAAATCTCATACCTGCTATTAGCTGGAATACAAACGTATGGAACTGGCCAAACGGATATAGTTTTATTCAGTTTGCTAAGACTGCCGCTAACGTTAATTTCTCTCGTGTATTGCCTTATGGCTCAGCTGTAGGAGCAGATACAAAGACAAGTACCTACGCAACAACGCCAGCTGTAAGAGAGGCTGCGATGATTTTAGCCGTGGATATTTTCCAAGCCCGGCAGGTCAGCCAAACAGGCGGCGTAACTATCGACGGTTTTAGCCCTAGCCCTTATCGTATGGGTAACTCAATGATCGGGAAAATCAGGGGCTTAATTTCCGGATACCAAAACCCTTTAAGTATGTTGGGCTAAAAGATGCCTACTCCAATAACTACGCTCCGTGCGACTATCGCAGCGGCTTTAGCGAATACAAACGTATGGAATACCTACGATTTCCCGCCTCCAACAATTACCGCTAATAGCGTTATCGTCGCGCCGGCAGAAAGTTATTTAACGCCAAGTAATAACACAAACCTAAATATCTCACCTTTAGCAAACCTAAAAATTATTTTGACGGTGCCGATGCTCGATAACCGTGGAAATCTTAACGGTATCGAAACTCTGGCTTGCGCAGTTTTTAAGAAATTAGCAAACTCAAATATCGTTATGAATATTGGCAGTATGACGGCTCCCTCAGTACTCAGCGTACAAAGCGGGGACCTACTCACGGCCGATTTCAGTATCAGCGTATTAACTAGTTGGGAGTAAACAATGAGCTACACACCCGAGGACATCGCTTTCTTAATTAAAATCGGTCAAATAACCGAGGCACCTAAGAAAGAGACAAAAGCAACAGCCACACCTATCGAGAAAACAGAGGAATAAAAATTGGCTATCTATCTCAGCAATACCGTAGTAGTCACGCTCAATAGCGTGGTGCTAACGGATCACTGTACAGCCGCAACAATTAACCGTAGCTTTGACGAGCTAGAGGTTACAGCTATGGGCGATACAGCCCACAAGTTTGTTAAGGGTTTAGAGTCAAGCACTATTACGCTTGATTTCCTAAGCGATACTGCAGCCGCAAACGTAAACGCCACACTGCAAGCTGCTTGGGGTACAACAGTGCCACTAACACTTAAGCAGACAAGCGCTGCAGTCTCAGCGACAAACCCTCTATACAGCACAACTATCTTGGTAAACAACACCACAGATATTAACGGCGCTGTAGGCGACATCGCTACACAGTCAATTACATTTACTTGTAATTCACCTATCGTAATTACTACTACCTGATAACAAACAAAGGGGCACACAATGGCAAGACTCAAAATAACAAGGGCAGACGGAAACGTATCGGAGCATCAGATTACGCCACGTATCGAGTATGCCTTTGAGCTGTACGCTAAAAAGGGTTTTATGAAAGCGTTTAGGGATGACGAAAAGCAGTCGGATCTTTACTGGTTAGCCCACGAGTGCATACGCACAAGCGGCGAGGTTGTACCGGTGTTTGGTCCCGAGTTTTTAGACTCATTATCTAAAGTAGAGGTTTTAGACGATCTCCCTTTGGGGTAGTGGGGCGGGGTTCCCTCGGTTATTTAGTCGCTCAGGTGGCTATTGAGACAGGGATCCCACCCCAATACCTACTGGACTTAGACCCTACAATGTTTAGAAACTTGTTACAGGTATTAACGGATAGAGCAAAGGAGGCACAAAATGCCAGTAGAGCTAAAGGGGGCCCTCGCCACAGTTAAAGCTATGCGCAAGTTTGACCCCGACCTCCTTAAAGAAATGAACAAAGAAATACGCGGTGTAATGGTGCCTTTGCGTGATAAGGCTCGAGGCTACGCACCTAGTCCTCAACCGGATAACCTTTATGGCTGGGCAGAGGGCAGCGTAGGTAAAAAAATTACAGCTCGTAACTCAGCGTTTAGACAATTTAATACTGAGGGCCGAGTACGGCTTTTCCCGCTTTACGATCATAAAACTGTAGTCAGCGGTATCAAATATAGTCAGTCTCCTAGCAAACGTAATCGCAGCGGCTTTAGATCTTTGTATTTTATTTACAACGCATCCGCAGCTGGAGCTATTTACGAGACTGCAGGCCGTAAAAACCCGGGCGGAGACTCAGCTAGTAAGTCTAACAACCCGGGCGCAGGTGCTCACTTTATTAACCGTATGGGTCCTTTATATGGAGACAAACAAAAGGAGCGCGGTCGTATGATATTTAGAGCAGCGTACGAGGATCGTGGTAAAGCTCAGGATGCGGTCATTATGGCTATATCCACAGCTATAGAAAAGTTTAATAAAATTAGCAAGGGCAGTTATGGACTGGCGGCATAATGGCACTACCAAACTTAGTATTTAGTGTTGCCTCAGAATATGACGGCAAAGGTTTAGGCAAAGCCCGTAAAGATATAAACAGCTTTGATAAAACTGTTAAAAACTTAGGCAGGACTTTAGGCGTAACACTATCGGCGGCTGCTCTTGTTCAGTTTGGTAAACAGTCAGTTAAAGCGTTTATGGATGCCGAGCGTGAGGGTGTTGTATTAGCTAACACTATGCGTAATTTAGGTTTGGCTTTTGATACCTCAAGAGTTGCAGGCTACATAGATAGTATGGGCAAACTATACGGGGTTACAGGTGAGCAGGCTGTACCGGCTATGCAGGCGTTATTGGCTGCTACAGGTTCAGCTACAAAGTCTCAAGAGCTCTTTAACACTGCCCTTAATATTTCAGCCTCTACAGGTATCGGCGTGACTGAGGTCGCTAAGGGCTTAAGTCAGGCGTACCTCGGTAATCGCAAAGCTCTTAATGCTTATAACACAGGCCTTACAAAAGCCGAGTTACAGTTAAAATCTTTTGATGAAATACAGGAGATATTAGATACACGCCTTAAAGGTGCGGCTACAGATGCGGCCAGTACTTACTCTGGGCAATTAGCCATACTTACAGAAAACGCAAACCAAGCTAAAGAGGCAATAGGTAAAGGCTTAGTAGATAGTTTTATTTTATTAGCAGGCGATAACAGCGTAGAAATAGCCACCGAGAAAATGCAAAAGTTTGGCGATCAAATAGCCTACGCTTTAGTTGGAGCATCCGACCTGCTTAAAAAGATATTAGATATTGGTAAAGCTACAGAGCCGGTTGTTATTAACGGTAAAACTATGACCCCGGTTCCCTCAGCTTTTGAGCAACTATCCGAATACGGTAAAAAGGTAACGGCTAGAAATACACCTATGGGAGCGCCGGGCGCTATCTCGGGTAAGTTCCCAGTCGGAGCTGCTTATTTCGCTTTGCAGGAAAAGGCCGATACCGCGGCTATAAAAAGACAAAAAGAGTTAGCCGCTATCGAGAAAAAACGTTTAGATAATCTAAAGAAAATTGCTAGTGAGGCAGCTAAAAAACTAGCTTTAGATAAAGCCTCTGCGTTTCTTAACCAAGCCGAAAAGCTCTTTGATATGGATCGTATCCAATTAGGAGCTGCAGCTTTAGCTAAACAGACTGAGGAGGACCGGGTACGCATCCGCCTTAAGACTAATATCCTCGAGCTAGAGGATGCTATTAGTGAGGGCAACGTACAAGGGGCCGCCAAGTTTGCAGCTCTTATTACTGAGGATGCAAGGTTACTCGGAGTGTTACGGCAAAATGCCTATTCTCTAAGTGATGTACCTAATCCTTTTGATGCGTGGCTAAATAGTCTCAACGCAGCCTTAGCAGCCTTATTAGCTATGACTCAGGTAATACCAGTAGTAACTGCACTTATCGGTATGGGTGGTTTTAATGCCGGCTCTGCTCGTATGGGTGAGTCTGCAGGTAACGCTGCGGCCGGACTGCCCGCTAACTCTCTTACT